TAATGAAAAAATTGAGCAGAAGAATATAAATAATTTTATGAGCAAATCAATTTTTGATAAACTATTTGAAGATGTAATGGGTGTTGACGGCGCTGATACAGACGCCAAAGACGCCATGGACCTCGGCGTTGGTGCCGAAGCTGATAAAGCTGAAGGAGGTGATGTAACCTTTACATTGCCTCGTGATCTTGCTCAGAAACTTTGCGATGTACTTCATGAAGTACTAGAGACTGGTGCAGAAGAGACAATGGAGCATGAAGCTGAAGCCGAAGGTGAAGCTGAAGATGCAGAAGCTCCTGTTGCTGGTAGCGAAGATGCAGAAGAAAAAGAAGAAGAGAAAAAAGAAGAAGTTGCTGGTGAAGCAACTGAAATGACAGAGCTCAAGCCTTCCGCTGGTCAAACTTTGCAGGGCAAGAGCAATAAGGTTGGTGGAACAGTAGATAGCCTTGTTGCCAAGGGTGGTGGAGATGGTAAAGTTAAGAGTGAAGTTGATGGCAAAGGTAAGGATGAAGGACATGCCCTAGTTGGTAGCGGTGTTAAAGGTGGTGCTCCAACATCTCCTAAGGGAAAAGCCAATGTAGTAGCTGGTAAAGCTTCCAATGTTGGTCATTATCTTTTTCAAAAATAATTGATTAACTTAAAAATAAAAAAAGCCTAACGTAAGTTAGGCTTTTTTTTTGATTAAATAATATTATGACCTTTAGAGAATATTTTGATATTAATAAGATAGGTCCAAGACATCTTAAGAATGATGGTTTACTAAATACGTCAGTTCCTCATAAGCCCATAGCTGATATGCATAAAGTTAAGAAAGCAGATGGTACAGAAGAATTAAAAAACAATAATAAAAAGACTGTTATTTTAAACAATAGGGAAAAAATAAAAGAACTTTTACGTAAACATAATTATATTGCTACTCTTAAACCTGGTGAAACAAAGAAATTAATAGGTACTAGTATCTCAGTATCATTAAACCCTCAAGGAGGTTATATTCTAACTAATGACTAATGCTGATTGTACAAATTTTTTTACTGGCAGCATAGAGATTAAAACATATCCTAATGTTAATCAGAATGTAAATGAATGTTTTTCTCTAACTGATAAAGACAATAATTCTGGGGACATTATGCTTCAGAATAATTACTGGCTAGAACAAATTAATTTATATGGTCAAAAAGTAGGATATATAGTCAATAATTTCAGTCTTCTTTCTGCAGATTACATATATGGAGAACAACCTACACAACAATATTCACCACCAGTACAAGTGAAAATGTTAATTGATTTGAATGAAAATGCATTAATGCTTTCCAAATATGGTTTGCAATCAGATGATGAGGTAACGGCTTATATACACATTTCTTCGTTCTATGAATCATTTGGCGCAGGTGCCGAACCAAAGTCAGGTGATCTATTTCAACTCACTCAATATGGTAGTGATAGACCTGGTGGCAGAAATGGTAAGATTTTTGAAATAACAGAAAGATTGGATGAAGATGTTGCAAGAATTAATCCGCTTGGTGGTCATTATGTTTGGCTTCTCAAGGCTAAGCGGTTTGAATATTCATTTGAGCCTGGTGTTTCAGGTGAAGCAGTAAACCAGCAAGTGTTTGATGATTTAAAAAACCCAGCAGTTTCAGGTGCTGATAAGCCTTATAATCAAAATGTTACTGATTCTAGTAAGAAAATCTTTGATTATAGTAAGACAGATTATGGTGGTGTGTATGGTGGTTATTAAAGAGAAATATCGTTGTCGTTATACACAGGTTCTTTAAACATTTCATTCCTACAAAAAGCTATAATTTTATCAAACTCAAAACATGCATTACAACTGAGCGAAATGCGTTGTGTGTTATGAATAAACGTATAAACAGTTTTATCTGAATTTTTGCGTATGCTGGCTACTGTATAATAGCCATCATTAAATAAAAACTTGTAAGGTAATCTGGAACTACCTAGTTTTGTTTTATTTACTTGGAAGCTAGTTCCTGATGGGTATTGCATAATTTTGCAGTAGGTTGAGCACTTAAATCTTCTTGTTTCTCGTACATCTCAATTTCATCTACCATAGATTCATGTCTCTCATCAATATATTTCTGAAAAGCTAAAGGCTTAATCCAATCAATATTGTTTGCTGTATCAATCTTCATTTGTTTTGCTTTATTGCATACCAATTCAATAGCCTCAATTAAGCACAACCAACGTGAATAGGTTTCAATTGGCAGTGTTTCGGACTTATCTTTTAGTTTAACTTCTATAGTTCTTTTTGAGGTTGTTGATTGCATATCCTGTAATTATCATGAAAAGCTTATTTGAGTCAAATACATTTTTTGTAATTTTCAAAGTATTGATAGAATTTTCAAAAATTGTGAAGAGAATTTCAATATTTTTGAGAATAAGGTTTAAATTGTCAATAACTGCTTCTTGTTTTTCTATATCTAAATTACTCTCCCTAATAACTTGCTTAAAATAATCATTAAAAAGAAAAAAGAAACTTTTCAAGAAACTAAGACTGTCATTACCAGAGATTTTAAAATAATTGTGTCCTTGATCATAATATTTTTTGAGCTCTGTGGGTAGTGCTGACTCAATGCATTGGCTAAAATAATCTATATCTAGCTTCTTCTCTTTAATAGTGTCTAGAGAAGTTGCAGGTACTGATTTAGCTAGTTTGTCTATAGAATCAAAATTATCCATTGGAGAGAATATTAGGGTTTCCGGTGTCTGTATCTAATATAGGCTCAGTTGAGAGCGCTGTAGACGGTGTTACATATACGCTTATTAGCTTCATGCATTCTTTACATTTGTATTTGTTGGTAGTATTGAGTTTAATGGGCACAAAATCGCGAATTTTTCTACTGCAGGGACATTCAACTTCAAGACCTTGCATAGAAAATTCTTTAATGCGTTCATTCTCAAGCTTTTTGTTTTTCAATGCTATGAAAGCGTTAAAGATGGAGAGGTAGATATAATTAAAGACAAATTGAAATGTACCTCCAACTATAAAACCTACAATAAAGCTTAAGTTGTTCTTACTGAAGATGTATCCGGTAGTATAACATATAGACAGGAATACTACTACCTGAACAAATAATCTGTACATCTATTTATATTATATGGAACTTTCGATATTATCAACACTTTTAGCGGCTTTATATACTAATTCTGCAGCACTAGTGATATCTTTTATAGACTGTTCAATATGAACAGAATTGCTTTCTTTTTTAACAAGAGGGTTGTTTTTTAAAGACCCCATGATATTGAGAGAATTCTGAAGATTAACAATAGCGTTGCCTAGGGTGGATACCAGATTAGATAACGGAAACGGCAGAACATTGTTGTGTTGTTTGGCATTAGGGTTTTGATCTTGGTTTTTATTGTTAAAAAGATCATTTACCATCATTTTCTGTGCATTAAACTCTCTATTTGCTATGCCTTTAACCCATTTATTATAATTCATTACACTACCATCTTCAGACACGATGTTTTTCACAAAATTATTTAATCTATTTGATAAATAATTGTATGGAACTATTCAAAAAAGCTTTTACTTCTATACTAGAACAAGATGAAGAGAAAGGTGTAGCACAAGCACCAGCCACTGATAGAGATGCAATGAAAGCTAAGCTGGATTCTGCAAAACCTGAAGATTTTGATGTTCAAGCACCAGTTATAACAGACACTGAAAAGATGAAGCAAGAACAACTTCAAACATTAAAAGAATGGATAGGGAAGATCGATCAATTTATTGAATTTTTAAATGGTACCACAGGTGAATCAGTACAATCCAAATTACATGCTGCAGCATGTGAGACAGTGTTTCAAGATATAGCCAGAAGTGAAAAGAAAAAGATTGCAAGATTAGCAGCTGAATTAAGCTCTCTATCTGAAAGCTTTAAAGGCTATCTCATCTCTTCCGGTACCGATTAATTTCAATCATTAGCATTTCTGCTTTTAAGCCTGCATAAGAATTGTTTATAAAATAATTATAATCTATCTCATTCTTATTATGTGTTGTGCAAATTTCATTTATATCTTTAAATGTAGTTCCTAGTTTTTCAGGCCATATAAAAACACGCTCTCCTTGTTTGATGAGCTTATCAGTTTTACTTCTACTAGCCATGTCCAACCACTGACTGTCTAATACCCATATTTTCTCTTGAAGCCTGACTCCGAGTAGTTGTGTTTGCTGAAGATTGGTAAACATGTTATTGCTATTCTCTTGTATACCTGCAACTGCAACCCCATTTTTAACAAAAAATGCATCAATGGGTCCTTCAAAGATAAAAATAAAATCTATGGCTGATGATATCTTATTCATACCATATAGAGACTTTTCGCTATTTACTTTTGACAGGTATTTAGGATAGAGTCTTGAATCTTTATCGAGTATTGTTCTTGATTGATAAAATATAATTTCATTTTGATCATTATAGAAGGGAATAATAAGCCTATTTTTATGAACCCTGTCTGTAAGGGATATCCAAAGACTGTCAGGTCTATTGACTGCAGTATCTAGACGTCGCTTTTTTATCAGAGATAGAGCATTTTGAACCATTGAGTTGTTTTGATAATATTCAACTTGATTGCTATCAAATAAATTAATAGAGTCTTTAGGCAACTTAGAAGCAATAACGGGTTTATATACTGGCTTGTCATCATCTTTAAGAAGATCTAATGGTAATATATCATAGTTTTTTGATTCTTTTATTATTTCATCGTAAGACATGTTACCAGCAGTTTCAATCCATTTAAAAGGCGCGCTATACCAGCCACAATTGTGACAACAAATAACATTTTCATCTAAAATAAAATAACAGCGTTTTTTTCTACCCCAGGATTTACCTTCTCTACATATAGGGCAACAGCCCTGATGTGTGCGTGTAAGTCTGTTGTACTTTGGTAAACCAGCGTACTGATAGAACTTCTGTATGGAGTAGTCTAATGGTATAACCATTAGTATCATTATAATGTATTTTCTAAAGAAATAAACTTACTTGTTATCTTTATTGGGTGCTGGTGGGATGTCTTTGACTGAAACAACACCTTTGCGGATAAATGTACCGCTAGCTGGGTCAACATAGTGCGCTTCAACAATTTCTTTATCACCACGGATATATGTATGCAGGCGTGGTTTTACCGGTTGTCCGCTTATTGGTGATGTAATGATTCTTGGTGTAATAAAGTCCATATAGTTATTTATCAAGTGTTAAATTTTTTCTATACTGTTTAATGCATGTTGTGTAGATGTTTTTAGGTAGTCTTTCTACTATATCGATTATCTTATTTTTTAAGCCAAAATCAAACTTATCAGTTGGAACAGCTTTGACAGACATCTCTGGAAGAGCAAGAAAATTGTATTCATTTTGCTTAGTCTTCTCCATAAAAACAAAAAGTTGACCAGCGTAGATACCAGTTGTAACAGCATATACAAAGCCTTTTTGAGGGTGTTTTTTGTTAAAGAACATTTTTATAATTTTCTACAAATCTTGCAACAGCATCTTTTAATGATTTAGAGAGACTGGGTAGCTGTAGTCCTAGTTTTTTTATTTTTTTATCTGAAAGAACACAGTTTGACCGCTGTGCAACAATATCAAGCTCTGAAATATTTACTACTTTCCAATCATGATTTACTAGCTCATGAAATGATAAGTAGTCTGCAATTAATTTTCCTGTTATTACTCCTGGGTTTACTACATTCAAAGGACCAGATATATCTAAAAAGTTTTTATGCTTCAATAGCTTTTCTATGAAAATATTAAAATCATCTGTATTAGTGCCGCTATTTTTTAATTCTATGATATTATTATATTTTAAAATTTTATAAATTAAGTTTTTTGGTACAACCTTTGCATTAAATGGCATTCTTACTCTTAAAGTAATCGCGTTAGATTTTCTTAATATTACTTCACACATATGTTTTGTTAATGAGTAATAACTGCTATTAGTATTATGTAGTCCAAAATTAGGTTCATCTTTTTCAGTAAATTCTTTTTCATATCCAGTGTATATGCATCCTGAAGAAACATTAATAAATTTTATCTTTAATTGATTACATATATTGTTTATCTGTGCTGGGACTGATACATTATAAAAGAGGCATTTTTCGCGTTCAATTTCACATTGATCGACATTAGGTGATCCAGTAAAGCCTGAGCAATTTATAATTGTATTGTAAATATTGCTTGTCAAATACTCAGAAAGCTTTTTTCTATCTGTATAATCAATGTCTTTTTTATCTATCAATGTAACATTGGTTTTAACTGACTGCAGATGACTAAAAAGGCTGGTACCGATAAAGCCTTTACCAAGAATAAGAACTTTCACTAATTAAAAATATAAATTAATTATTCAGAAGATCAACTATTATCTCTATTAGAGTTTTGGTTGACAAAAAGTTTATTTACTAGAGTAGCTAAAGAATCTGCTTCTTGTTGACTATGGGCAGAAATAAAGTTAACTGGTTCACCATCAAAATTATAGCCCAAAACTATAAAACATGTTAAAAATTCTTGAATAGTATTTACAAGCGCATCAATATCACGCTTCTTACTAATTTTATCGTTAAGTTTATTAACAAGAAATTCTTGAACAGCTTTATTGGTTAAAGAAGCTTCAGTTTTAAATTTTGATGGGTCAAAATTTGTAATACCCTGATCTTTGCCATTATGCTTGTTCGAGTTTCTTTTCATCTACATTATTATTTAGTCTCTTGACAAAATATCTCGACTTTCCAGGGTAATCAGTGTTTGTAATACCGTTCTTAATTAAGAAGTCAATAACTACTTCAATGCTTTCTGTCTTTAAGTAGAAGTTCTTAGGTATTTTTGCACCACCATCATCTAATTCAAATAATACTTCACCCATTTCATTTTTATTAATGTAGCATGTACAGAAAACTGAATTACCTGTTGGATTAATAATTGCCATCCATCTCCTAGGGTCATGCTTTCCAAACACAGAAAAAACTCTGAGAACAACAAACCCATTATCTCTGAGTCTTTTGATAAAATAACTAGGTGTACGTAATTTATTTTTTGAGGATTTATTCATATTAATTTGCTAATGCTGAGACAATAAACTTCATTGTAATATTGCCTACGGTTGCATCAAAAACATAGACTCCAGTTTTACTAGAAAAGGAGCAATCGAGCTCTTTGAACTTCATAGAAGAAATTATTCTAAAGACTTCAAAATTCAACGGTATAGCTGAACTTAACTGTATTCCTTCATAATCTTCAGAAATAATAAGCCCGTAAGAATCTACATTTGGTCTGGCTTTATCAGTGAGCTCACCTAGAACTGTATTATCTTTATATGATAAATAGATTTTATTGGAATCGGTTGCTATGCTACTGCCTTTAATAAGATTCTGTAGATTGTTGTGTGTGAAGGTAAACTTACCATCAAAAACAAGTGATGTGAGTTTCTCTACATTTAATTTAGGGGAAATAATTATACCGTCTTCGAATAAATGATATTTAAATCTAATGCTATTTGAAGAATAAGAAATATTATTTTTATTAACATTTAAATCAATAGAAGATGAGTCAATAACTGTAAGAATTCTAATGAGCTTGTTTAAGTCTGGTATGTTGAGACATTGGTCTTCAGCTTTAGTGTGATTTTTAAATGTCGCATTTAAAATTATGGTATTATCGTTAGTAGCAATAAGTGAACTAAACGTATCACCCTCTGCTTTAATAACAGCACTATTCGTTACCTTGCTTATAGGGGTAAGAAAACTATTAACAAAAGCATTCTTATCTTGAATGGAGAGGTTCATTCTATATCTCTATTGTAGAGATAGATTCTTATTTATCAAGCAATTTTATAATTGTATTAAGCTGAGAAGATATTTTATCTAGAGCTTCTTGTACTACATTGGTAGTAATGGGTGGTGCAGCAGAGAATTGTGGAGCAGCTACAGGTGCATTAATTTGAGGTTGCTGTGGTCTGGGAGCTGGTTGTTGCTGCGCAGGAGCTTGTTGTACCGGTATAGAGTTTAAAATATTTTGTACATTGAGAATATTACCTTTGAGAGTATTAGTCTTACCTATAATATTTTTATCTAGTTCTTTTATTTCTCCTAGATTCTGTCCCATAAACTGAAGAGCCAGCATTTTAGCTTCTTCAGGTGTAGGTTCTCTAAATGTATTCATTAATTATAGATCTTCTAGAAGTTTTTCCAAGCTCTCGTCAGTTGCTGTCTTAACAGGCTTGGCTGTAGTTTCAACTTTAGCCACTACAGGCAGTTCAGTCTTTGGTTTGACTTCAACAACTGCATCTTCTTCTACATCTGACTTGCAATGATAATGTTTGTCCAGCATATCCTTTAGCTCATCATAGGACTTAACAGTAATATACGATTCGAGATCAAAAGCACTCTTTAGAATCTTATCGTAATTATCTTCATCAAGACCTTCAACTTCTTTGGGAGTTGTAAACTTTGAAGATACATATGTCGGATAATCTCCTTGCTTTTCTACCTTAATCTTTAAATTAACTCCTTTGGGAGAAAGATCGAAAATACGAGGGCCAAGCTCTTCTGCATCTTCGCCTTGAATACCATCCATAATAATCTTGTTTAACTGGCGACCAAAGCGAAGAATCTTCACCTTGTTATTGTTGTCACTATTAACTGGGTCATTAATAACATAACAGTTAACAAGCCAACGCTCTGTTCTCACAATACTCTTAGCTTTTTCTTTATCCTGCTCAGTCCCATTTCTAAGAACACGGTAACGCTCTTCAGCAATAGGATCACGCTCATTCCATGTAGTTGGGCTTGTGAGTGTAATTAATTGGCCAGTAGAAAAGCTGTTCCAGCCATGAGAATAATAATGCAAAAATGTCTTAGCGGGGTCCTTAATATTAGGCAGAAGTCGTACTGTATATGTATTGCCAGGTTCAGTACGCAAAAAATCTTTTTGCTTATTTGCTCCGCTAGAAGTCTCTTTAGTTAATGCGCTCTTGATACTTTCAAACATTGAAGAAGTTAGTGAATTCATATAAAACTATGATATATGAGATTTAGAGATGTTCAACTCTTTTTTTAAATTATTTTTAAGTTTATCTAAACCATTAATAACAAGATGCTTACATTTAGAAGAATTTAGAAATTTTATTTTTTTAAGATTTAATTTTTCTAAAAAATCAGATTCAAACATAAAGCGCAAAACTTCTGTATCAGATTTTGATAAAACATTATTTAAATTGTCAAAACTTAAGATTGAGTATAGGTTAATGTCTCTATTTTTTAAGTGTAAAAGGAAGGAAAACATATTGTTTGTCTTGTGTGACAAATATTCTGTTAAATGTAAGTTGTTGTCTTTGCAAAAGTTGTAAATATATATGAGTGATTTTTTAGTAAAAGCTAATTGTTCTTCAGAATCGGGATCTAGATTACTTAAATTTTTGCAATGTATGGTATATGCTTTTACTGCTTTGAGTGAATTAAAATAGCATAGATCAAAAAATTGCTCATCATTATATAGTTTATAGGAAGCAGTAAAAAACGCTAGCGGGTCAATATCCTTATGCTTGTTAAAAAAGAAGCTTAATTTCTTGAGACAAGCACCTGCCTTTTCATCCAAGTCATTAAAGTTTTTTCTTACTGTATATGGCTTGTTTTGCGTTGTTCTTGAGGCTTTGAGATGTAGGTTGTAAAGGTATTTTTCGTAATCAGAAATCATTTATAATTACGCCATTTTAATCTAGCAAACTCTTTTTTCAACTTTTTACGTTTGCTTGGCTTATTAAAATATCTTCTGTATCTAAGCTCTTCTATAATTAAAGATTTTTGTACTTCTCTGCTAAATTTATTATACATCTTGTCGAAATACGGCTTTTCAACACTCTTGCTTTTGTTTAATATTACTTCAGATTTAATAATCATAGTCTGTTAAAGTTCTTAGAATTTAAAAATTTCATTATATATTTACTCTTATAAAGCGTAGAATCAAAAAATAAAAAATATTTTAACGCGTCGTAGTTATTTTTAAAATCACAATAGTCTACTAATAAATCTCTAAACCGCTGTTCTTTTAATACTATTAAAAATACATTAGCTAAATTTATTTTTTTAGGCTCAAGCAGAGCGCAAAATGTACAAAATGATAAAAATAAATGGTTTATTTCTATTTCTGATATTTTTTCAGCAGGATTTATGCTCATGTTATTGGGTATAGAAGCTTGCTAAGCTCTAAGAATATTTTTGTTATTTTTCCACCAGCAACAGATGCATCGCCGCCGCCATCAAAAACTTTCTTAGCAAGAACTCCAAGATCTACAGGACACTCTCTTTTTTTTCTAATGCTTACGCTCGATGATGCTAAGTTGACACTAATAGCAATATCACAGTCATATGTTTTTATAATCTTATCACAAATTTCAGATGGATATATGTTATTGAACGTACTACACACTACAGTATTATTACTACTAATCTTCAAATTGCCCTTAAAGATTTTAAGGGATTTAAAAGTTAATTCTATTTTATCGGTAATATTGGTTATTAAATTTTCTTGCTGCTCAGTAAACCCTGCAAACCCATCTTTAAATGTATTAAAAAATGTTGTAAGCTTGTCGTTATTAAATGAGCTAAAAAGATAATGCAATTTTAAAGATTCGGAAAATTTAAGCTGATAACTATCGTAATCATCTATTAGCGAAATTAAAATTTTTTCTTCTCTAGTAAAAGGCGTCTTTAGTTTTTCTTTAAGTTTTTTATAAAGCAATAAAGTACAGCTTGATGCTTCTTGCGATTCTTGTCTTAAATTTTTGAATAATGTCTGTGTTACATTACGGTGATTAATATACACAACGTTAGGTAGATCAACGATATCACGAATTGCGTCAGTGATAGCTATGTCGCATATATAAATCTTTTTGTACTGTTCTTTGTTTTTTAAATTTAGAAAGTCGTCCTTAATTGTTTTCTCAGAAGTGCGTGTGTGGCCAAAATCTAATCCAATATATTTTCTTAATAAGTAATAACAACCAGCGCCGTCAATATCACAATCAGTAAATAAATATAGGTCTTCCCTGATGTTAGAGCTCACATTCTATTTTACTAAAAAAAGTTGCTAAATCAACTTAATGTAAGGCTATTCAGAGTAGCAATAGAAGAAGTAGAGGCTTCCGTATCGTTGTTGATCTCGTCTTCTGTGAGAGTTAGTGTAGAGTAATCAATCTTCATATTACAAACACCATAGTTTTCACCAAATCTATTCTTCATTAGACCCATCTTAATAACGCCTAATTCTTTATCTGTGTCTTCTTGCCAAATACTCAATATTACATCTGCAGTGTGTCCAAGTCCCATAGATTCCGATAAAGTATTGAGTCCAGGGTCACTTATGTCATAACCAGATCTATTTAGCTGTGTTGCAGAAATGATTGGGAAATCAAAAGAATAACTTATAGCTCTCAATTGTTCAGTTACATTCTTAACTCTTTCATATGTGTTTGTTCCAATAGTTGAATGAAGTAAGTTAATATAATCAACTACTAGTGCATCAATCTTAACACCTTGATCTGTAATTTTCTTAATAAACGCTTTAAGATGATTACATGTAATTGTAGATGGTGGAAATTCTTTAATAATTAGCTTTGCTTTAGAATTTTCATTTTTGTATTCTTGTAGCTGCTGAAATAGCGTAGATGATTCAGATTTTAATTGATGAAAAGGTATTTTAGTTATATTTGCACAGATACGCTTTGCATATATAAGCTCAGGCATTTCTAAGGAAACCAACAAAACAGTTTTGCCTTGAGAAGCAATATTAGCAGCTACGTTACCAAGAAAGATACTCTTTCCAATATTAGTTTCACCAGCAAAAACATATAATGCTCTTCCTTTCTCTAGAAACCCTCCACCCATCTTTTTATCAAGCCACTTCCATTTAGAAGGAATATATCTCTCTTCTGTATTTAAATCATCGACAATAACAGAAACATCTTCCAATAAGTCTAACCCTATATTAGTTGCAAGGCAAATATTACATGCCTTTTCAAATTTTTGCAATACAGCTGCTGTGTCAACCTTACCTTTCGTAATATCATCAACAGTTTCTAGCATTGTAGTATATACTGCTTTCTCTTTTAAGAAAGATTCTGTATTAGCAGTGAGCTCATCAATGTTATAGCTTTTGTCAAAATCCTTGATTACGCCAACAGCTGCTTTGAAGCTAGCTTTGAGTTCATCGGTAACAAGATGTGCTTTGATTTCTGTTACATTGGGCCGTGTACCGCGTGTAGAATAAAAGTCTTTAATAACATCAAAAATATTTTTAATATCTTTACTTTTAAAGTATTCTGGCTTGAGATGATCAATAATAGAAGCAAGATATGAGTCGTCGGTTAGCGATTTATAGAGTATAATATTCTCAAAAAAATCTAAATCTAGCTTCTCCATAATTCTATTATACACCTACTTTTGAATATTCCCTAATAAATCTTTCTTCACTATCAACAAACAATTTATTATTAATATCAAGAAGCCCAGGAGAACTATGAATTACCCATATAGGCGCAACACCAAGCTTTAGCTTCATATCATTAGCATCAAGTGAGCTTGCAATGTCGTAGTGATGAAAAGTATAGTTTTCATTAAACTTCCAGTTTGTATTTTTTATGCTTGAAGTTTTAATGCTAAGAAAGAGCCCATCAAGAACAGCTACTCTGCAGGGAGTTACACCAAAGCTCGTCATAGCAATTTCCTTGGGACCTGCAGGGTGTGCGACAGCACCTCTCAGATTGTCGCTATGAAATCCTCCACACATCAAATGCCACAAAGCAGGTTTTTGAATCTTAGGATTAATGCCACCTGCAAGCCCAACAATATCAAATTTCTCATGAGCTTCTTCAAGCTTCTCACAAACCGCAAGATCATCAATATAAACATCATCATGAACAAATACAATATATTCATACTTATCTTTACACTTCTCTAGAAAGTCATTATAGCGTTTGCTCAGCCCTTCAGTATTGTGCTCGTTAAAGGCCATATATACTTTACTTCCAAGCTTTGCTACTGATTTATAGTATGGTGTGTGTTTAATGTCGTCTCTTGTAACACTATAGAATGCTGTTTTCATTATGTAAAAAATGGTGAATTGGATTTGAATGTACCTACAGATGTCAGACCTTCTACAGTTTGTAAGTAGAGTACACCCTCTTCTAGAGGTTTATAATCGCTATATTTAATAGATGAAAAATTATTGGTAAGGAAGTCAGCATAGAGTGTACTGCCTGAACGAGCAAGATATACGTGATTGTTCTTAGAATTTAAAATCCAAAGACCGAAGTTACCGCGAAGCATCGAGAGCGCGTTGCAGATAATATTAGTTTCATTTTTTTCACTTTTACTATAGTGATCTATTAGAGCGGGTATCAATGATGAATCAACATCATTAATTGTTTTATATTTTTTAAGTAGTGCTCTAAGTTCTTTCTCATTGCTCAAAACACCATTGTGCGCAATATACCATTTGCCTGTATTAAAAGGGTGCGATGTTGCATGTGAGTATGCTCTGGCTGCAGATGTTGGAGCTTGTGAGTGTCCGAGATAGTTTTTAAAGTCGTTGAAACTCTTTCTTTTATTGTGTTTCAATTCAAGATATAGTTTATCTGTTAGCTTAAAGACGCCTGCAGATTTAATAGATGCATGTAAAGATTCATCAATCATTATGGATCCATATGCAAAATCACCGCGAGCCCTGTTTTTAGCATAGAGCTTTACATACGTCTTATATTCACTAGATCCAAATATTCCGCACATTACGTAATATTATAGTATAAAATAATAAATATTTCAACATGAATAACGATTCAAAGCTCATATTTGAGGCTTATTTTAATAAACAGTCACTTTTAAATGAATTAGACTATGGTGCTTCTGATTTTGGTGGTGCTTTTGGTGGTGTCATTAAAAAAGCCAAATCCAATGAACTGCCTGGTAGAGGTTATTTGATAGGAAATATTGCAGACAGTCTTGGAATATCTCAAGAAGAAGCTGCTAATAAATTGACTAGTGCAGTCTTTTCTAATCTTTTTAAACAAAATAAATCTACAATAGCTGGACAAGAGGTGGAGTATGTAAATCCTGCCAAAAATAAAGATCAATTTATGGTTGAGGTTAAAAAAGCTATTACAAAAGCTATTGACAGTCTCAAGAAAGAAAACCCTCAATTAAAAATACCTGGAAGCGATGCAATAAAAGGCTACACGGCTAGAGTTTTAGTTAATTTAGGTACATTTATAAGCGATGTAGTACCTACAAAAGTAGGAATAAAAGCTCCAGTTGCTGCTGTAAAAGATTTAAGATCTGCAATAATTAAAACAGATGCAAAATCAGTAGCATCTGTTGAGTCAACGGAAGACAGATACATAAGAAGTAATGCTAAATTTATTCGCGATTTTCAAAGAGTATATGCTGAGATGCCTGATGAAATAGCAATTAAAAAAGGTGATGATTTTTATAAATCTGAAGCTTTGATGGATGCAGTAAAAGATGCTATAGTGCAAGCTTATGATGTAAAAACTTCTAATGATAAAGAATTTTTAGCAGATTTTGTTAGCTCATTAGAAGCAAAAAGCGGCTATACTTTATCTACAGAAAAAAAACAAGCTGAAGGTGAAGGTACAGGTGAAATTTCAACTATAGAAGATAGCGGTGGGTTAACTCCAGTAGAAATTTTACAAGATCTTGGAACTTGGAGTAGAGATGCAGGCTTTGATCAATTCGATAAATACAGCTCTTATTAATTTGCTGGCTCTGGTTTATTTTGTTTAATATCATAAGTTAACTAGATGAGAGTAAAGATAGTTGGTTGCGGTCTTTCAGGGGTTACAGCAGCGATCCTTTTGCAAGACAAAGGACATGAAGTAGAAATATTCGAATCGAGAACACATATAGGTGGTAACTGTTATGATAGTAATGTAGCAGGTACTTTAATGCATAGCTACGGTCCACACTGTTTTCATACAGATGATGAAGATGTAATGAATTTTTTGAGTCGTTATACTGGTTGGTTAGATTTTCACTTAAGACCAAAAGGCAACACAGAATTAGGCTTGATATCATTGCCTTATAGTAAAACAACTATCGAAGAGTTGAAAAGAGAATTAACACAAGAAGAAATTATCAAATATATTTTTAAAGGATACTCTGAAAAACAGTGGGGTGTATCGTTTGATCAAATCCCTAAGAGTATTATTAGCAGAATTCCAAAAACAGCAGATAAGGTAAATCCAACTTGGTTTGAGGGGCAAAAATATCAATGCGTACCTCTCAAGGGATATACTGAAATGTTTAAGAGCATGCTTGAAGACATACCTGTACACCTGGGTGTAAAGCAGAATGAATGGAAAAAGGTAGAAGCAGATTTAACCATATTTACAGGTAAAATAGATGAGTATTATGATTATATAAATGGCTGGCTGCCCTACAGGTCTTTATATTTTGAGCATACTCTAAGCTATAAAAAACAAGAACATTTTATTATAAATCAAAATAAAAAAGAAGTGCCATATACAAGAAGTTATGACCATAGTTACACACATTTTAATCATAAGGGTCCAACAATTATAACAAAAGAATTTTCTATAGCTCATGATAAGAATAATATACCATTTTATCCGATGCCTTTTGGTGAAGGAGCAGAAATTTATAATAAATATGGTGCGCTAGCTAAAAAAGAGAAGAATGTAATTTTTCTTGGGCGTCTTGCTACTTACAAGTATCTAGATATGTGGATGGCAGTAAGGCAGGCTATGCAAAAAATAGAGCTAGTTTAATTTTTTACAATTATATTTCTTCCAAGGTATCTCAATCTTATAAGAAATAGGGTCTATAAACCCTGCATCTAAAAAGCCTTTGATGCGTAAAGAACAGGCTGTACATTCACCGCAAGCTTGTTCTTCTCCCTCATAGCAAGTCCAAGTCTGACTAAATTCAACACCAAGCTTAACACCGAGTTTAATGATTTCTTCTTTAGATTTATCAATTAAAGGAGCTATAACTTTAATCCTGTTTCTTCGATTTAAATCACTAACTTTATTAATTTGATTGAGAAATTCAACACTGCCATCCCAAAATCCAGCAATACTATCAGCTTGTGCTGCTCCGTGGAAAACAGCAGAAGCTCCAGTGCTTTCTGCTATACCAAGTGAAATGCTTAAAAGCATTAAATTCCTAAATGGTACGTAATTGACGGTCTGCGGGTCGCCCATTACATCCTTGGCTTTCGCAATAGCAATATTACTATTAGTTAGTGCAGATGTTTGACAAATATCTTTAAAAAAAGGAATTTTTATGAATCTGTAGTCAACTGGTTGATCAAGGCTTTCTACCTGAAACGAGGCACAGTTAAGTTCTTTCTCACGATGCTTTTGACCATAATCAAAACTTACAGCTACAATACTATCGTATTTACGAGCTGCATAATGTAGCAGGACAGTACTATCCATGCCACCTGAGATAGGTACAACAGCCTTACTCGACTGGCTCTTCTTCTGTTTGCGCTTCATTTGTATTGTATTTGTATTCTTGTTCTAAGCGCTTGTCGAGTTCTGGAATGATAAATTCCTCGTAGAAAGCGGGGTCTTTAGCAAATGTCTTTGCATAACCTAGTTTATCACCTTTTTTGTATTTTCCACTAGTGATACCTACTGTATATGTTGCACCATTTTGTTCAATGATGCCTCTTGCAACTGCCATACCTAGTAAACCACTATATTTGTTGAGCCCTGTTTTAAAGGAAAGATACATTTCTGTCTCTAAGAACGGTGGAAGAAAGCGATTCTTCACAGTTAATGCTCTCAAGGTTGTACCAGAGTATTTGTTAGCTTCTGCAAGCTTCTTGTCTTCTGCATCCATGGAATCACCTTCACCCTCCTTCTCGTGACGTTTAGCTAGCTGTACAAGAATACTAGCCATATATACTGGTCCGGAACCACCTGCTTGATTCTTAACAAGACTAGGGAACATTGAAGCTGGGTCATCGTATGTATGATTAGTAAATAGAATTGTAACACCAGCTTTGGCAGCTTTGAATGTTAGGGTACGGAACATGCTCTTAAGAGACTTAGCACGCAGACCCATATCTGATGCAGATTTATCTTTTGCAACGTCGTCAAGTTCTTTCTGTGAAGCTAGGTTGCCCAAGCTATCAATGCTAATAATAAATTTACCTCTAGCGTTGTTTTCAATTACACTATCAAGAAATGCACTAATTTGATTGCGGCACTGATCAATTGTATCAACTGGTACATACTTGGTATTTTCAGGATCCAATCCTACACCCTTGGTACTATTTTCATCGATAGCAATTTCTGTATCAAAGATAACAGGGGTAAGACCTCTTTTTTGCGCTGTAGCAAGAATCTTATTTACGATAAATGTCTTACCTGTCTGACTGGGTCCAGAGAATCCAGTTATTCTTCCCTTAGGTACACCACCACCGCGGCAACTGCCACCGAGAATAGCGTTAAGAGCATAGCATCCTGTATCAAACCACTCATCAACTTTACTAAGTGCATTTTCATTTAACATCGATGCTTCGCTGTTTAGTTTATCAAGCGAAGCAAAAATCTTGTTCATATCTTTGTTCATAGGTCTAGTATGAATGATTGAATGGAGATATCAACTATTATTCGTCAAAAAGTTTAATAACTTTTTGGTCATCAGCAACTGGTGCTGCACCGGAGAACAATCTGTTATACTGCTCTAACAATCTAGTATCGTTCTCAATATCAACACCTACAACAATACTATTCTTGTTAAATCTCCAAGAGGTACCACTGTTCTTATTCTTGTCTGAAACAAACTCTCTAAAATAAAGAGGAATTGTTTGTACATTAAGCTGGCCCTGTTGAGTAGGCTGCACGTGAATAATAGCTGGGTTCTTGACAGTGAGAGATGTCTCTGTACTTTCAACTTCTTCAGCTAGGATGGTTCTACCAATGTGATCAATAAAGGTTGTAATTTTGCTCATGTAAATATATTACTGTATTAATTTAAGAAATCAAGTACTTAAAAGTTCAAAAAGATCAGTCTGTACTTGCGCACCTGGTGATATTAGCTTCCAGTTAACAGCTTCGTAGAATCTATCCATAACAGAAAAGACAATCTTTTCAAACATCTTTTCTCTATCAGGTTCAAATATATCAATAAATTCCTTAGGGAAATAATACTTATAGCCTAAAACAGATACACCATATTTGTTTGGTTGACGCACATAAAAGAATTTAACTTTATCACCTGAGCCAATTTTCTCATATTTTTTATCTAATTTAAATTTCTCAAGCAATAGATTATGATAATATGCAGCTTTGACGTGTATAGGCATGTGCTTAGCTGTTGAGAAGTTATCACATTGAGCGGCGTACTTTTCATACCCTTTGCACCCCATAACAAATGCAATTTCATCTACAGAAAGACTTTTAAATAAATCATACGTCTCAGAAAATACCTTGTTTGTTTCAGTATGACTTTTTGTCATTAGCATAGTTTCAATAATTTTTTTTACATGAGGTTTAATAGCCTTAGGCATCGTTGTCCTTACAACTTCAACGCCAGTGTATTTAAATTTATTACAAGGGATACCCTCTTCATCGAGAATATGTAGAACATAGCGTTTTTTCTGTAAGAAGAGACCAACATCAGCAATAGCTTCACGCTTGAAAAGCAGTCTGCAGTCCTTAGAATTGAGTGCAGAAGCTCCCCATTTTTTTATCTGCACATTGAGATAGTCTTCTATCTCCTGTACAATTTTATAATATTCATCAGTAACGGCACCATTTTTGTTGAGCATTTTAATATCAAGGCTTTTTATAAGTTGCTTGATAGAGATGTAGCTAGAATCTGTATCATTATAAATGATAGGATTGTCGTTGTTAATATCTGCATCTGTAAGGTTTGCTTTGTTTTTAATAAAATCTATTAGAAGTTTATTGGACTGCTTAATTACAGCTTGTCCAGTTAATGTAATTGATTCTGCTAATTCATCATCACCCAATGGACTGTGCTTGTTGCCAAAGTAACCATAAATTGTATTAATAAGAATCTTAATAGTATGTTGCTGGATATTGAGATTATCAGAAAGATTTTTTGTCTTTGTAAGCTCAGCGTCATCCTCTTTTAACATGGCGAGCTTTCTCTTGACAGCTTTAAGCTGCTTTTTTAAAGCAACACGCTTCTCATAATAATGATCAACAGTTTCAGGAATAATACCCTTCTCTTTTTGAGAAAAAAGAACCTTAGCCTTGGATATAGCTATTTGTTCTTTCTGAACAAATTTAATAAAAGCATCTGTTGTGAGATTAAACGTTTGACCATTAACATGTTTGATAGTAACTTGTTTATCAGTTTTCTCAGTAATGACGCCTACCTTTGTTTCAGGTGATAAATTAAGAGTAATCATTACGTTGGGGTATAGGCTGTTAGCATCAAAAGAAACAACATTCTCTTGAAATCCTTTCTTAGGTTCACCTACATAAGCACCAGCATTTTGTTCTTCACTTTCTCTGCCTTTGTTGAAAGTTGGTATTCTTAAATTGCGGTGGCGTGCTCTAATTGCACAAAGACCAGTGATGACAGACAATGATCCAAGAGCGCCTTCAAGTGTAGTCAATCCTGCGTATGCTATCATTCTTAAGAGTTGTAAGTATTGAAGTTTTTCCTCAAGTCTAATCAGAAGATTAACGTCTTGTATGTTATAATCTACGAACAATTCCCAGTTCTCATCTGCTAGGCTAGCAAGATTTGTATCACCATAGTCAATCTTGTTTTCACCGAGCTCAGTCTCACCAATGGAGTCCAGCTTATATGATTCGCGTAATACAGGGCAAAAACGCTTATAAATGTCTAGATAGTCAACGCAAGATACACCCTCAATATGCCAGTGTACTTGCTCTCTACCAAATTTACCAGTAAATGTAATAGGCCTAATAATACCCACAGGGGAGAGTCTCTTTGAGGCATCTTCACCTAAAATTCTAGCTATGCGATTAACAATATAAGGAATATCAAAAAATTCAGAATTCCATCCTGAAAGAATATCAGGGTAATCAGATTGAAAGTACTTTAAGAACTTTTCTAATAGCTCTTTTTCAGTGCTGCATTTAAAATAAATCCCGTTATCATTCTTCTTGCTGTATGATTTTAATCCCCAAGTAATAAACTGCTTTTTAAGCGAGTCATAGACTGTAATAATATTGATAGGATGCTGTGGATCACTAGGGACAGGAAATTCATCAGGGCTATATGTTTCAATATCAATAAAAAGCACTCTGATAGGGAATTTGCTAAACTCTTCTTTTTCATTATCTTGCCAGTATGTATCAATAAGGAATTGCTGTTGTACGTTAAGATTCTCAAATACTCTCTCAATTTTATTATCTTTTAAAAATCTATATCGTTCAGCTTGATTTTTAAATCTTTTCTTTTTGAGTTTGGTATTAAAAATACTAAAGACATCTTCTTTATTGTTTGTTTCTAGATAAATGTATGGTTCAAAAGTTGTATCATAAGATATGCGGTTCCCGCTATCATCCCAAGTAAAGACACGTATTACTTGGTCTCTCGGAATATAGGCTACATTTCTAAACACAATAAAATTATAAAAGAACTAAAAAAATTATCAAGGATTAACTGTATTGAGATTGACACGTTCTTTAGATTTGTACGGAAAGTTATATAGCTCGTAGTATTTATTGATGTTTTCTTCGTTTTCTAAAAATCTAGATTCAGCAACTTTTCTTGCTTTAGCACATGTATTCATGTATTTGCCTTTCTTGGAAAGCGTTGTAACAACTTGATCAACCATCTCATCACCCGTCTTGAATTTTATAGGTGCATCTTCATACGTACATAAATCCTGACATGCAATTGGAATGCCATAACATGACGCCTCAATATACTTTAAGTCGCTCTTCGCTTTGTTGAAAGTGCTATCCTGTAGAGGAGCTACCATCATGTTGCATTTTAAATTGTAAATTTTTTCGGGGTAGTTATATAGCTGCGACCATGGGTGGAATTCTATCTTACCTTCGCGTACAAAAGGAGTTAATCTAAGAGGAAATGCACCGAGAAATACCCATTGAAACTTATCTACTGTCTTAGCAATTACATCAAATACATGTGCGAAGTCATCATTTTGATTTACTCTATTATCTACGTCAAAATGTGCGCCTGACCCGGCATACAAAATACGAGGACGCTTTTCATATGCATCATAATTATCAGAGATCTTCTTTTCATTATAAAAATTACCCATCACCATTTGGGTGGGTAATTAGGAATCACTGTTACATTCTGATTTTTAGTCTTGGATTTATAATAATCGCGCATAAAATTACATGTAACTGTAACTTCATCGCACATTTCCATAATTTCTTGACAATTTTTTCTGATTGACGGATCAGTAAAAGCTGGTTTAAATTTGTTATAGTCAGGAATATCCTCACTAAAAACTAAGTCATCTATTTCGTAGATGATCTTAAAGCCCATTTGTTGAGAAATGCGCTTCAAGTGTCTGACAAACTCAAGCTGATGACTAGTAGCTTGCCTCTGAATACGTACAGTCTTAACGCCGCGATAATAATTAGGATCAAGCACCATAACAGTGCTGCCATGTACTATCATTTTTTGATGCGCATTTAGTAAGTGCTCTGGCCAAATCATACGCCAAAAGCCACAGCCACTATAATCAGCATAATAATTAAGAGAGCGTGTAAGGTTTAATTCAGGTGGCACTGGTAGATCTTGTTTTGGTGCTACGGGTGCTTGTGGAGCGGCATATGCTGGAGCAAAAGGTGAAGCAAAGGGAGAGACAAATGGGCTTGAAAACATGACGTATATATTAACTACTATATTCTATATAATCAACTTTGCGTGTAATACCGTTGCTCTTCTCTAAGAAGATAATATCACCAGTAGCAGCTTTAATGCTTTCTTTTCTATGACTTATAACCATTGCACATTCATCAAACTTCTCTACTCTCTCCTTAAGAATATTAATTACTAGCTCAACACCCTTCTCATCAAGGGATGAATCAAACAACTCATCATATATAGAGAAATTAAAAGATACATTACCTTGAAGCCTGCGAATATCCATGAAAGCAAAAAGACATGCTAAATCAACATTCTTTCTTTCTGCTCCACTAAAATTGAAATACGAGCAATCTTTACCTTTATCATCAACAATAGTTTCTTCAAAATACTCATTAAAAGTGCATAAACAATTAGCATCCATTTTTTTCAGGTAATATGCTAGCTTGGTGTTGAATAATTGTAAGATTTTTTTAACAATAAAAGATTTAACACCTTCTTCAGACATAATAAATTTAACAGTATCTAGTTTATTAAGATTTTGCTTTATTTCATCAATTTGTAATTTAGATTTTTCTTGTTTTTCTTTATTTTCTTTAATAATGTCATCAAAATTTGTAACGTTAGATTGTATTTCTTTTAGATCAACATCTAGTTCTTTTTGCCATTGATTGAGCTGGTTTAATCGCGACACTAGAGAATCTTTCTCTTGATTCTGCATTTTTATTTCATGAATCTTTTGTCTTGTTACTTCTGTTTTTTCTGTTAAAAGTGTCTTTGCTTGCTTATATTTCTGTTCTTCGGTTTTTAGCGTCTTGTTATCACTAGTAAAATTATCAATTTGTTCTTGTATTTTTTTCTTTTCTTCTTTTATATGTTTCTTATCTTTATCCTCAATTGAGCGTAAACAGATGGGACAAAGATCAGCATCAGTCCCTACATTTTTAATTTTCTTTTCAAGCTCAGAAATTAAAGTAATATTAGTAGTGAGATCTTCTCTTAATTCATTTATTTTTTTATCTGCTTTTTCAATTTTTTGCTCCGTTTCCTCTATAGTTTTTTCAAGATCATCTATACTTTTAGTGGAGAACGTATCCAATCTTTTTTGTATTGTTTGTATTTCTTTCTGATTATTTTCTTTACGTAAAGCATACTTTTCATGCTTTTTATTTCTCTCTTCAAGAAATTTGTCTTTTTGCTTTTCAAGAGAAATTAAATTTGTACTCATTTCATCATATTTTGCTGAAAGAATATTGAAGCTGTTCTTTTTCTCATTAAGTTCGTTCTTAGCCTCAGCTAACATAGAGCCAAAAATAGAAAGATTAAAGATGTCTTCAATAAACTTGCGCTTTTCTTGTTTCTTCTTAGCCATGAAAGGTATGTGATTATTCAATGTCATAATCACACAATTCTGAAATATCTCAGGTGTACAGTCAAATTTTTCCATAATAAACGTGCTTGTGTTGCTTATGCTGTCTCTTGTCTTGTCTTCACCATTAACAAAAATAAAACACTTGGATGGATCTAGAGTTCTTATAATTTGAATCTCATCTTTAGCAGTAGGCGTAATGACATCAACATCTAATACAATCTCACATGTCTTCTTATTGATATTATTGATAATAAATTCTTTCTTAAGGTCTCTAAGTGTTTCACCAAATACAGCGAAATAAATTGCATCTGCTACAGTGGATTTACCTACACCGTTTCTTCTGTCCTCTTTATCTTTATTGATACCTGTAATAATATGAAGGCCGGATTTAAAATCTATAACTACAGGTGTATTGCCTACAGACAGAAAGTTTTTAATAGTTATTTTCTTAAAAAATATTTTTTTCATTTACATTTTTTATATAGTTCTTGACAATAGGTTATTATACTTTGTTTGTCTTGAATATCTAGCATATTGACAAATTCTTCAATAGCTTTCTCAATATCAATGCCAGACATATCAACACCTGTATCATCTACAACAGCAATATTAGTGTTAACCTTGTAATCAATTGATGCAGAGAATGGTTTATAATTAGATATCTTTTTAATTAAAGCATCTATGTTGTCAGATGTTACCTGCTTATCAACTATGAGTTTTACTATATTATTTTCAACAATATCTTTAAGATTTATTTTTTCTTTGGATGTTTGATCCATGAGTTCAGATAGTGATAACTTCTTGTGTTTAGGTGATGATGTATTCTCAAAGAATGTTAAGCTCGAATCGCTTAAGTCAAGAATATAGTAACCTTTTGTTGACCCTGTATCTCCAAAGTCCATCTCAAATGGGTTGCCTACATAAACAATTCTCTTACCATTGTAATCGCGCTCTTCTCTGAGATGAAAGTGTCCTGTGAGAACAAGATCTGCTTTATCAAGCAATTCAGATGTTTTCGTTCCTTTATCGCAAAGTTTATAGCTATTCATTTTAAAACTCTCAATTTCAAAATGGCCAAATATTATATCTTGCTTAGGCTTGTCTTGTATAGATTCTCCCCATGGTACAAAAAGAATTTTCTTACCAAATAAAGTTGCAGATGTTGTAGATGAAATTACTGTAACGTTCTTTCTTTCATTGAAGATAGATATAGAATTAACATCAGATCTATCTTTGTAATATGCGTCATGATTGCCAACTAATAGGACTATATTAAACTTCTTCCAGAGCTTAAAGATTTCATTTACTGTGTGTAATGTGTTTACAGCAATTTCATCTCTATAGTGAAATATGTCACCAAGAATAAAGATGTCTGTAATTTTTTTACTTGTTAATTCTTGTGCGAGCCATTTAGCCCAACTTAGTGCAGTGTCATGCCAATAGATGCTGTTCTGATGTACACCTATATGTAAATCAGCAATACAGCATACTTTATTACTTTGAGTAATTATTTCTATTTTATGATCCTGTGGCATTATAATTATCGTTTTCTTCATTGCTAGATGGGTCTACATATATGTTATAAGGATTATAACCAGCTTCCCCATCGCATGAAGTTAACAGATCAGTGTAAATTTTATCGCGATAGTTTGTAACAGTCTCGTGATGCTTCTTTTCTTTCTTAATGCGATTAATAAATGCATGAAAAGCAATTGTTGTAAAATATGAGAAAGGGCTAAACCCACTATTAAGTTTAAATTTTTTATTCTTAAGAGCAGATACCATTTTTACAATTGCATCCCCTATCATATCGTCCTTATAGGAGTAGTTTATAAAATTTGGAGCATAAGAAAGACCATGTGCTATTTTATTAATTGAATCACCAAGTTTAATAGAAATCTTATCACTTAAATAAAATTTTTGAATCTCATCCTCAAACTCTCTGCTATTGACATAGTGTACTTTTTCTTTACCTCTTGGTTTTTTGGGTTCAACTAACGATGCAGGAATTGCTAATGCACCTACATCCTGATCAAGAACTGGAGCTGTCTCTTTTTGCTTATTCTTGGATTTCTTTGATTTGGTATGTGATATTTTCTTTTTCATAAAGTGTTTTGCGTTTTAAAAAATGTTGTTCTCCATAGATCAGATTATCAGCAATATCGACTATTATAAGCTTATCCTTGTCCTTATGCAACCGCAAACCTCTTCCGATTGATTGTAATATCTTTATTTTTGACTTTCCGCCACCAGCAAAAACTATATAATGCAGATTTTTAATGTTAATACCTGTGGAAAATATCTTAGATATGGCAATAACAACAACATTGTCTGCTTCTTCCATAGCTTTCTTAATCTTCTCTCTTTCCTCTACTTCAACTTCTCCACGGATAAAATAAACGCGCTTATTAGTTAATACGCTGTTAAAAAGCGCTTCTAAGATTAATCCATGCTCTATATAATCAATTAATATTAAAGTGTTTTTCTGAATCTTATTAGACAGTTTAGCAAGAAAATTATTTCTAAAAGAATTTTTAATTAAAAATTCGGTTTCTGTACGATATTTATCAGTAGCATTATAATTGTATTCGGGATAAACTGGTTTGATTTTATAATTTAGTAGAAATGCTACAACAGTTGCTGGTGTCACAAAACTTTCCAATCTTAATTGGTAGCTTGATTTTTCATAAATTACAGGGCCAATTTTTCCTATAATATTCCATTGATCGAGATTATCTTCAGGCAGTGTTCCTGTAAATCCAAACCTGAAAGGTGTTTTAATTTTTTTAATGAGCTTATTGATTTCATTACCTCTTCTAAGCTTATGCACCTCGTCAATAACTAAAACATCAATGTCTTCTATCCAAGTTAAATCACTATTTTTACTCTGAAGTATACCGAGATTAGCAACAACAGTATTTGTTGATGGATTTAATTCACTACTTCCTGTCCATTTGCTGGTAGTAAAAGGTACTTTATAAGATAAAAAATCACTTGATGTTTGTTCTGCAAGGCTCAAATCAGGAACAATAATTAGACATTTAAAATTTTTATTCATAGTCCAGATATTTGATAATAGGGAAGCCATAGTTAATGTCTTACCGCCTGCAGTTGCTAGCATTACAGTGCCTCTACCAAGTGTTAAAGCTTTTGTTACAATTTCATTCTGATAGTCTCTAAGCTCAAGCGCTAGGGGATAAGGCTTGAGCGAGAAAGTGGGGTTCTTGTGCCATGTGTTGTTTGCTGGTGCAATTTCATGAAGAAATTCAGGAGTTATTTCAATTGTTTGAGGATATTGATTATTTGTTAAAAATTTTTTAATTTCAAAATATATACAAGGCTCAAATCTACCAGTTGGTGTAATAGCATAGGTACGCTGCGGTATAAAGCGAGAAAACCGTCTCGCAAATCTTGCAGCTTCATTTTTAACTGAAAAGTGTTCTCTTATCTCATTAAACAGATCACCAGAAAGAATACCCAATCTTTTTTTATCGTCGAAACTTATACTAATCATGTTGTTTCAAGTTTTATAATATCAATTAGATTTTTTAAATCATAAGAAGCGCTAGATAATGTTTTTTCTGCTTTCTCTAGCAATTCTACAATTAACTGCAGCTCATTAATTTTTTTATCATACTCTTTCAATTCATCTGCATTTTCAACTAATTTATCTAAAACTGGGAGAGATGGTTTAACAGCAGAATTTTCTAATATTTTTTCTTTTATATTTCTCTTGAGACTGTCTTTTTTGTTCTTTAAATCAAACATCTCAGACTTATGCCTAATACATCTACCAGCCCATTTATGTTTAATTCCAGGTAATCTAAGTGTATAATCCTTAAGATACAGCTCATCTATCTTTAAATCGTTCTCTAATTCTTTTATATAGTCGTTAAGCACATATAAATAATAGTATAAAGGTATTAATTATCAATGATATCATTCAAGCAATATTATAATGAACAAAATACGGCTGGAGCTGGAGGCGCATTAGGCTCTTGGACTAGTACAGGTGGTCAATTTCCGGCATCTGGTGATGCAGGTTATGCACCAGGAGATGCAAGACAATTGAGTCCTTATGGTCCTGCGGGCGCTGTACTTGGTGCAAAAATAAAAGGCAAGGGTAAGAAAAAGAAAGTAAAGCTTAATATACAGCGCAGACCGTTGCCAGGTTTGACATTGAAGTAAATATATAATGGATTTAGGTCATTGGCTTGTTAATGAAGGTGTTATTTTTAATGAAGAAACATTTGGCTTTATTTACGAAATAATTAATACTGCAACTGGTAAGAAATATATTGGCAAAAAACAGTGTAAAACAAAATTAAAAAGAAAACCATTAAAAGGTAAAAAAAATAAACGAATTGAAATAAAGGATTCAGATTGGAGAGAGTATACTAGTTCATCAACTGAGCTAAATGAAGATATAAAAAAGTATGGTAAAAATAAATTTATTTTTAAAATTATAAAAATTTGTGGCAGCAAGTGGGAGCTTGCTTATTTTGAAATTAAAGAACAAATAGACAAAAATGTACTATTCCGGGAAGATTATTATAACGGTATTATAAATGTCAGAATAGGGCGGCCTCCAAAAAAATTGCTTGAAGACTGATAATTTATAGGCATACTATATTGTGCTTAGGGAACTAGTAAAAGACCAATATAATCTTCAGATTTTTAATTATGAGTATATATTTAAAAATTATATTGAGAGGCAATTTATAGATGATCTCTATAGCTATAAACTCTTAGAAAAAAAGAAAGACTCAACTGTACGGCGCTTGTTTATTCATCACAATATTCATGCAATATGTGATTATATTCTAAAAGAGAAAAAGAAAGGTAAACAAGTACTGTTTTTTGACTATCATAATTTATTGGAAGGTGAGATATTAGAATATATAGAAGAAAGCAGAATTAAAAGCTATCTTAATTACACCTATCATAAGATAAAATCTACACTGCCAATGCGCATATATTTCTCTACTTTTTCTTTTGAATACTTTATACATAAGTATGAGAAGAATGCAGGCATAGGTATAGAAACTATGCTTAAAATTAGAAACTTAGCAGAAAATAACGGTTTTGAGAAGTTTACCTTTGAAAAAGTAAAGAAATTTGTTAAAAGAGAAGAACTAACCTTTTTAGATAAAACCTATTTTAATAGCTTAAAATCTAAACAATTACTCATTAATTGATAAATATTAATAATGAGATTTCTTCAAAAGCTTAATGAATATGTTGTTTCTTTAGAGCAAGATGAGCAGTCAATTAACACGCAAGCAGCTCCTGCAGAGCCAGCTCCTAAAACTAAGAAAGAAATACAGAAAGTTGATGTTGCTCCAGAGGGTTATACTGAGATGGTTAGGCTAATGGCAAAAGCATTAGTAATGAATGTTCCTCCGGAGGCTATTGATGATCTATTTACTACAAAAGTAACAGGTGAGAACGTTGAAGCTATAAGAGAAGGGTTAGAAGATTTAATTAACACATCATCCAATTATCAAGACAATCCCGAAAGATTAGAAAATCCTCATTTTAAAGCATTCTATAATTCGGTTAATGAGAAAAATTTTTATAAAAAATTTAAAGAAGTTGTTAGCATGATGAAGAAATATAGTAACGATATAGATTTTTCTTGATATGAAAAGGTATAGGCCGTTAGATGAGATTTATGTAAAAGAATCGTGTGGTAAAGTTCTGCCGCCGCTTCCTAGGCAAATACTTGAGCGTGTAAAAATATCTGTTCAAACTGACACAGGAGAAACAGAAAACTATACAGTTTCAGATTCTTGGTATAATAAAGCTATTAAAGATAAACTTTCTGTTGGAAGTCAAAATCTTGATACTTACTATGAATTAATACATTTAAGATGTGTTGATGCTGGTATTCTTCCAGCTGGTCATGAAGATATAAATGCAAATGAAGTAAAAGTTTTATACAATTATATTCTTTCCATAACGGGTCAAGATAAAATTAATGCATTTTTTGAGAAATTTGTAGATGAAGGTCAGAAAGCAGCTGCAATATTTGTAAGTGAAATAGATAAGAATGAAAAATTTAATGTATTTGATTTGCTGAGTTCCTTTTATGGTGTAAAATTTGTTTATAGTGAAGATGTTTTTAAACTAAGGCCATTAGCTGCAGCTCAAAAAACTAGAGGCGCGCCAGGACCAGGAGAGGCTTTTATAGCATTTTTCTTCTTTAGTAAAAAGCCTGAGGTTGGTGATTTAAGTATACCTGCAGGTAACAAATTTGTTGAAATAGAAATAAAGAAACAAGGTGGTAGAATAGGCAAAGGTCTTAATATAGAGAGTGGTAAATTAGGAAGACGTCTATATCCAAATCTTAAAACTTTAGACACAAATGTATTAAAGGAATTTGTTGAATTTTATAATTTACAAACAGTGGGCGACATTCTCCTGGGTAATAAAACATTTCCTGGTATTACAGGAGTTAGAGCTATTCCAAATCAAAACTTAGATCAGAATTTTTTTGAGCAATCATTAGATTATTTTGTTAAAGCTTTTAGTAGTTTAGAGGTTTTGCAACAATTTATAGGTGTAATACAAATGAAGAACTATTTTTCAAAAATAAAAGAATTTGATAGTATATTAATTTTTACTGAAACCGGTTTAGCTATAGGATTTAAGAGAGAATATGTGCTGAACAATTCTACTTCTGATGTGGCTAATAACCTGCTTGCTAAGAAAGTTTATTTAAAAAGAAAGACTGAAGCTGGTATATTATTTGATTCAGATGGCTTCAGAATTGTTATATGAACTCATTCAGAGAATATCTCTTATTAGAAGGTGGAGCTGCTGGGCATATGGCTCATCCTTTTGATCTTCAGAGCATAAAAAGAGGTACTGACTTGATTCAATTTTTTAAAGCAGCTGTAAAGAGTGTTGAGAGTCAGAAAACTGCAGTTAAGTTTGATGGTCTTAATGCTAGTGTTAAGATCATAAAGAATGAAGATGGCAGGTATGAATATGCTCTTGATAGAGGCAGTGCAAAAGAAATAGATATAAAAGGTATTACGCAGGCTAATCTTGAGCAAAGATTTGAGAAAGGACATGGTATGATAGATGTTGTTAATTTTATACTGCCTATTTTAAATAGTACTATTGATGTTACAAGTGAAGAAATAAAAAAATTAAACTTACTTAAGCCAGGTGTTTTTCTTAATATTGAGTATATTACCAAGCAAACTAACGTTACACAGTATGATAGAAATATGGTTGTTATACATGGTATAAATCAATTTATTCCGCGTATTGGTAAGAATAACAGAATATTAAGCAGATCTGCTGTTGAAATACCTTATAATAAAAATGTTTTAAACGAGTTTGTTAAAAAAATTAAGCCAGTATTTGCGCAACATGATTTTGAAGTGTTTGGTCCTACAGGTACAAAATTTGATAAAAAACCAAATTTTGAATCAATTTTAAACAAACCTTTCGGTATTGCGTTTACTGAAACTGATACAGAAACAAGAACTCTCGGTAATTGGCTCAAGACAGCAAGAAATCCAAAAAATATTTTAATAAAAAATATTCAAGGTAAAAAAGTACCTGCTATGTCAAAGAATTATTATCAATATGTACTAGGTGGGTCACCTATCAGTAAGCTTGTGGGTGAAGATAAAGCAGCACAAAAATCTGTTGCTGATGGAGCAATCTTTTACCAAGCTACAAGATTGCTTGGTAATGAGTTGTTGAACTCTCTCTCCTCAGAAGCAGGTGAACTCAAGCAACATGAGGGTATAGTTATAAGAGATAATAGACTTTCTACTGTACCTGTAAAAATAACGGGAGAATTTATCTTGAAAGGATTAGCTAGTCCTTTCAAGAAATCAGAGGATGATGAAGATTTGGAAAATACTACAGGTGTATCAGGTTTAATTGGGTCATTAAATTACGCTAACACGACAGGTGATTATATGAATAATAAGAGCAAGTATAGATTGCCTCCTTATGATGCACCGCCAAATCCAGGAGCTTATACAGGATGAAATTTAGTGAGTATTATCTTTATCTAGAGCAGGCCGCAAAATCACTTGTTATACTTCCTGGTGGATTTAAGCCGCCACATAAAGGTCATTTTGAAGCATTAAAGTATTTGTTGAAAAATTCTAATGCAAATAATGCTATAGTATTTATAGGTAAAAAAGATAGAGATGGTATTACTCAGGAACAGTCTCTAAAGATATGGGATATATATAAAAAGTATATACCAGCAAATATAGAGATTATTGCTGTAACAGGAGCAGATAAAGCAGGTAGAGAGGCAACACCATTGAGCATGACTTATGATTTTATTGAGGACAATAAGAATAATTATGCTGGGTTTTTTGTTGGCGCAGGACAAGAGGATATGAATAGGTTTAAAGGATTAGAGAAAGATCAACAAAAATATCCTAATACAAAGATCATAGCTATACCGCCTCAATTTAATAGAATTTCTGGTACAGAAACAAGAAACAAATTGAAAGGAGGTATTTTAGATTTTATACCTCAAGAAGTAAAAGAAAAAGAAGAAATTAAATCTATTCTAAAAGCTTAATAACTTCAGCAAAAATCTGTTGTTTTGTTTCTTTAGATTCTTTGCTAAGAACACCTTTTAAAGCTTCAATCAAGTCACTACCGCCTCTGTTGAGAGCATTGTATAGATCAATTTCAGTTTCTTCATATAGGCCGCCCATGCTCTGAACACTCTTCTTGAAGTCCTCAAAATCTTTATACCCAAATACAGAATTAAGATTGTCGTGAGCTTTGCTTATTTTATCAAGAACCCAAGCTTCAACTTTTGCATCACAACCTGCTTTTACCATGAGACTATAAATCATTGTTGAAAGCTTGAAAATGCGATAGACCAGCTGTTTTGCCATATATGTATCGCTATCTGTATCCTCAGCCTCCATACCACATACACCGCCACACTCTTCACAATCCTCATCGTTCTTTCGATTTGCTACACAAGCCTGACATTTATTACATTTGCAGTTGCCGCCTTTTGCAGCACAAACTGTATTAATTTCTTCGTCTTCAACAGGCGTGATGGTAGGTCCTTTAGGATTAGGTGTACCAGGCTTGTTGATTGGTGTTGTGACTAGAACTTTTTGACCCTTTTGAGGTAATTTAACGTTCTGAAGTTTGTCTGGACTTAAGCCTGCGCCAGATGCGTTATCACCCTGAATGCCCATGGAACCAGTAAATTCATTTATTTTATGTTTATATGCTTCATTAAGCTGCTCAAAGTCTCTTCTAAACATATAATTATTTATTAATAATACCTAAATAATATTATGACATTATTTGAGAAAGCTTTTTTAAATTTGCTGAATAATGATATTATTAATGAAAATAAGGGTCATAGGTGTACAAAGGTCACAGGGCAGATGTCATCTACAAGATCTGATAAAAAGTATATGAGATGTGCTAGAGTTAACGGTAAGCTGAAGAGAGTACATTACGGTGATCCAAATTTAAGAATAAAGAAATCCAATTCCAAGCGCAGAAAAAGTTTCAGAGCTCGTCACAAATGTTCTTCCGCAAAGCCAGGTACACCAAAATACTATAGCTGTAAAAATTGGTAGAATATAAGTAATATTATGATTAGTTTTCGAGAATTTCATAATAAAAATGTGCTCGGTGTGAGGGAGCAAATACATTTATTGGATCATCCTGAATTAGGAGAAATACCTGTTAAGGTTGATACAGGCAATGAAGCATACAACGTATTGCATGGTGTAAATATAAAAGATAAAGGCGATCATGTCACCTTTAAATCTGTAAATAACAAAGAATTAACTTTACCAAAAATTGATACAGTCACTATTCACATAGGTAGCGGTGTTAAAGAGGAAAGACCGGTAGTAAAGCTAAGCTTTAATATGAATGGTATAGAGTATAAAGATGTTCCATTTAGCATAGCCGATAGGTCAGAAAATGAAGAAGCAGTATTGCTGGGAGAACCTTTTCTTAAACAAACAAATTCAGTTGTTGATGTTAAAAAGTAAGTTATTAAAACCTATAGCATTCAATACATTTTTAAGATTAAAATGATCAATCTTATTAGTAATAAAAATAGTAGGTGCATAGTGTAATTCACTGTCTATTCTTAGCCCCTTCTCTTCGCCAATGTTTAAAATATCGTCTATAAAGTCCATTGCACCAAAAGTTTTCAGATATTTCCAATAAAAGTCTTTTTGTTCACATTCTATAAAAACTTCAAGATGAATTGCTTTTTTTGCAATTAGAGTTAGCTCTCTGAAGCAAGTTATGGAGGTAGGTGGGTTTATAATATCGCCGTTAATAATCAGCGAATGACTCACATAATTATTTAGTCAGATTCTATATGAGTTTTTAGTTTTGCGCAAATTCAACAAACTTATAAAATTCAGCTCTAGAGTTGTCATTATTATCTAAAAATGCACCAGACATTCTAGCAGTACGCATTGTAGAATCATGGCGTATACCACGGTTAGAGCAGCAGGTGTGATTTGCTTCAATCATTACTGCAACACCATTATTTTTCTCGCAAACTTTATCTACATGTGCATGAATTTGCATTGTAAGGTTCTCTTGCACCTGAGGTCGACGAGCAAACCAATCCACAATACGATTGAGCTTACTTAGACCAATAACTTTACCTTCTTTAGAAGGTATATATGCAACATGTGCAACGCCTGTAAAGGGTGCATGATGATGAGAGCAAAGTGATGTTAATTTAATATTATTTTGACACACCATGCCGTCGTATTGATCAATATTATCAAAAGCTGTTATCTTCGGTGGCTTGCTATAGCAACCCCATGCAAAATCTTCTACAAAAGCCTTAGCAACACGGTGTGGTGTATTGTCACTATTTGGATCGTTTCTCCAGTCATATCCTAGTGCATCCATATAAGCCTCATAAGCTTTTGAGGCTCTTTCAATTATTTGCTCTCTTTCTTCTTGAGAATGGGGGTGATTATGATTAGCGAAAGCGAGTTTTACTTTAGACATATGTGTTATTATATGATAAGAGTTAGCAGTTTCAACATAAATATTAATATGGGATTTCATACCAGAATAGACGAATCTCTAAGAACAACAAATCTTAGAAGAATAAGAATAAAGACTGATCCTTCAAAAGTAGCAAACAACGAAGACTTTAAAAATGTTGAAGGCTATGAAGGCTATATTCTAGGTGAGTGCAGGGGCATGTTGAAGGTATTGGTTTTAGCACCAGATATGCCTATTATGGATATACCTCCAGAAGTGCTTGAACATATATATGATGATCAAGTGGGTGATGTTCTAAGTGAATTTAAAAACTATGCTAAAGAATATCTCATTAAAAATAAAAATAAGAAACAAAATGATCCGGTTTTTGTTAATATAGATAATTCTTCTGAATATAATGAAATTGAATCATTTTTAAAACAGGGTGGTGTTAGTGATGAAGAATTAAGTAAAATATATAGGGAGTTTATAGAACGTGAGTAAATTTGATAATTTATATAATGCATTAGTTTCTGAGGCACCTCTAAGAGACTATATCAAAGCAGCAAAAATAAGAACTGGTGCAGATAAAGCAGGGTTTAAAACTGGTCTGCTTGGAAAAGCTGTAGCAGGGTTGGGTGGTGTTGCTAGCAAAGCAGTAGGAGCAGTGGGGCATAGCTTGGGAGTTCAGGGCAAGAGTTTTCCAGGAACAAACGCACTGCAGGCAGGTATATCCAAGACAGCGGGTGCTATTGGCGGCGGTTTACAAGCTGCAGCAGATGTGAGAAGAACTGCACAAGATTTAAATAAACAAAGAATGCAGGGCTATACAGCAGCACCACAATCTTATCTAACAGTTTCACGCGATCAAATACCTGCAGGTAATTATAGACAAAATGATATAGTTTTCTTTAATGATCAGAATGGTAAGAAAATGAGAGGCAAATTCGGTGGTGCAGCCCAAGATGCACAACATAAAGATGTAGCAATAATACTTGATCCAGAATATGCTTAAATATAAATATTAATATGCCTTTAAAATCTGGAAAATCTAATATTGGTAAGAATGTTGGTGAGCTAATGCGTGCTTATAAGCAAAAGGGTAAAATAGGTGCATCTCACCCAAAGACCAAGAAAGCAGCGCAGAAACAAGCTGTAGCAATTGCTTTATCTAAAGCAAAAGAAAGTTTTGAAGACAAAGTCAATAGAATTCTGGCAGAAATTAATAATCTAAAAAATAACAGTTGATTTTTCAATTTTTCTTATTATAATATAAATAGGTATAGAAAAGAATCTCTTTGCAAATTAAGCTTAGTTGATTTTTTATTAAACCAGGTTATTATAAGAATATGAAATTTGAGAGTACAAAAGTAATAGAGTTAGGCTCATGCGCATTTAGACAGTGGAGAGCAGATAGTCATTGCAAGTTTATACATGGATACAGATTGGTTGGTAAATTTTGGTTTGAATGCAGTACACTGGATGACAGAAATTGGGTTGTTGATTTTGGTGGATTAAAGGAGCTTAAACAGGTACTAGAAAAACAGTTTGATCACACATTATGTATTGCTAGTGATGACCCGCTTTTGAATAATTTTAAACAATTACATGAATTAGGAGCAGTAGATCTAAGAGTTATGCCTAGAGGAGTTGGTATCGAGAGAACAGCAGAATGGTGTTTTGATGTTGCTGATGCTCATGTGAGAGGCATTACAAAAAATAGATGTTGGGTTAGCAGGGTTGAAGTATGGGAGCATGATAAAAATTCAGCAATTGCTAGCCTAGATTATGTACCAATTCCTAGCGATTTTAATCCTTATGCATCTGATAAACATGTAAAGACCAATTCAACCATTACACCTGCACTCGAGCCAGTCAATGCAACAAATGCAGGTATTAATGTAGCTACAGTAGTTGCAGCAGCTGCACCTGAAACAATTACCTCTACTGGTGGTCAAATTGAAAATATTCCTTTAAAGAAAGAGATCAAGGGTGCTCCAGTAGGTAATAAGGTAACTAAGGGTTGGTCAAACCCGTTTGAAGGCACTAGCTGGGGTAGATGAATCCAGAGATAAGACAACAACTCTATGGCGGCGAGATAGCCGATTATTATCCCTGTAAAGACAAAAATATTTCACCTGAAAAAGACAATAGAAACATTGGCAATATATATCAGCAGATTCTTAATAAAAATAATCCCTTGAATCTGCCTAGTGTTCTCAAGAACAAAATTACAATTGTTAAGTAAATATTATTTCTTAATACTCGCTATAACTTTAACTATAAACTTTAACAATTTACTGCGTGTAATATCTTCTTCTGTAAAATGAAAAGCATTAATTCCTTGATTATGGCTCTGTTCGGTATCAAAAGCTTTCATTATTTTTTCAAAACCTGATTTTTGAATATCTGATTGCAAGGAATCACCTATTATAAATAGCTTACAATTTTTACCAAATCTTGTTAAAATTGTTACAAGCTCACTATGTTCAAGGTTTTGTGCTTCATCTACTATAACAACGTTGTTCGTAAATGTTGCTCCGCGTAAAAAATTAACTGGTATGCTCTTCAAGTAATCACTTTCAAAAAGCATTTCTGTTATTTGTTTTCCTACCAATTCATCACATTTCTCTATTAAAGGTATACTCCAAGGTTTAAACTTTTCATCCACCTCACCCGGAAGACTGCCTAATTTTCTTGTTGCCGATTCAACAATACTACGTATATAGACAATTTCATCTATCTTCTTATCTCTTAGCATTGTAAGAGCTACATATACAGCAAGATATGTCTTTGATGAACCTGCAGGACCATCGCAGAAAAGAATTTGCGATGCATCATCCATTGCTTTCTCTACAAAAGCTTTATGATGATCATTTAAATGAAACTTCTGATCAATTTTAAAATTGAGAAAAATATCATTCCGTATGATACCATTCTCATCTTTAGCTTTGGCAGCTTTTTTAAGCTGTCTGTCTTTCTTAGACATCTAATAATATTTATTGGATTTCTATCTTTTTTACGTATAATAATGATATGGATAAGAACGTATTTCTTTCAGACGA